TTCTTGTGCCGCATCGGGGATAACAATACCGCCTTTGGTAACTTTTTCTGGTTCGTCTCGTTGAACAATAACTCTATCATGAACAGGTTTTAGTAACATATAAAACTCCTTTTCTACGGATATTTATGGGTCATATCTGCAATAAACAGCAGATTAGAGCAATAAATATTTTCCAAATGCAAAAACTTATATTTCCTACACGTATCGATATTCATGATTTGTCCGGCGAACCAGATTGGGAAAATTTAAAGAAACTAATACTTCAACACGAGCAACAAATTCGTCCTCATGGTTTAGTAAGTGACGCTGGAAGCTCTTACGGAACACCAATGACTCCAATACTCAGCCACTTTAGCGTAAGAAATTTAAGAAAGAAGATAGAGGATTTGGCGAAACAATATGCGTTAGATATGCAAATGCCTCCTGTGCAAATAACTAATAGTTGGTTTAATATCATGGGTCAAGGTCAATCTGTTAAGCCACATAGGCACGAAGTAAGTGTTTTTTCAGGAGCATTGTATGTTGAAGCGCCGGAAGGGTCGGTGCCTTTAAACTTCCATAGTCCGTTAGCACCTTGCAGAATGGCAGAAATGTTATTAGGCTCTAATGACTTAAATGAAAATTTTCATTCAGTAGAATGTAAAGAAGGGCAACTAGTTTTATTTCCTAGTTGGCTGGAACACAGTACTAATGCTAATAAAAGCGACAGGCGTGTAGTTGTTAGTTTCAATACAGAATACGGTCCACCGCATGTAGTCAGCGAAGTGTACAATCGCTGGCGCTTATCAAATTAAATCAATAACATCAAATATAGTTTGAAGTTTGGTTCTAATAGTTTTATTAGTAAAACTAGAACGCAATCCCTGATGTAACGGCTTTGGTGCACCGTCCATAGTAGCCCATGCCCACCCAGAATGTTCTGCACTTAGCGTTGGAATAAATTCCTCTTCTATGACACACAAGTAAGTATGAAAGTTGAATACGCTGTCGTTGCTAACAAACGATTCAATTGGAATGGTTTTTATAATTTTAGGCGATTGACCAATTTCTTCTTCGATTTCTCGTTGTAGTCCTTGCCACGCTGTTTCGCCTTCGTTGTTAGTACCGCCCACTAATCCCCAAGTGCCGGCATGTTTACCTTCTGCTTTTTGTAACAGTAGAAAACGTTTTGTAGTTTTGGCATAGAAAAGTGCGCCGGAGCAAACAATCTGATCCTTCATGCACTTACTTATTTTAGAATATTAAACGCCAAGTACCTTTAGGATATTCGCCTTCGAATGATTTTGTCCATTCACCGTCTAAAAACTTGTATTGAATACTAGTTCTTAAATTTGTAATGTAAACTGGAGTTCCTTCTAACTCAGGATCGGCAGGATCCAGTACAATTTCCCAATGTGTTCCAGCCCACTCGATAATACTGTTTGCTGGAGCGATAAAGTCTGTACCGTCTTGATTTTTCCAAGCATCGCCGCCGACGTAGTTTAATCCTTCGTTGACACCGTCGCCGATGTTATTCTCAACGTTGCCAATGCTTTCAAGAATAATATAACGAATAGCACCGTTAGAAACATCCGGCCAATCTAAATTGTTAGTACCGTTGATACGAGGTCTAGGATTGAATCTAGTTGGATCGATAATTGCATCAACTGATCCTCGCAGTACACTATTGTTTGCATTAGCAATTAGTGTATTAGTTGGGAAAGTATCTGTGTCCCAATTTACATGAAGTATTGTGCTGTCGTCTGCATCTTCGCTAAGAGTCCCTACCACTTGGTTTCCACTTTCTTGAATTAAAAATACTTGACTAACACCTGCTCTAAATTTTCCAGGATACTGTTCAAAGATATAGTTCCAACTAATATCAGCGCCTATCTTTGTAAACACTTGATCTGAAGTATCGTCTTCGCTAACAGGATTGATTCCTTTTAGTAAGGTTAGTTTGTTATTATATACTAATAAACCAAATCCGCCAACGTTATTATATTCTGTAGCAACAGGTTGCCCGTTGACAAAATCTGGTGTAACGTTGCCTGTAGCATCGAAAATATTCATCAACACATCTGTTACAACACCGAGTTTTTTAACTTTTGTCGGAGGACTAATCCATATAGGTGTTTCAAATGTTAGCGTACCAATGTCAATTTCTGTTTCATTACCCATAGGAATACTACGACTACTAAACGTAATGTCTGTTAACTCGACAACAGTTAAACTAGTCCAGTCTAAAAAGTTATCAGTAGTTTGTATTTCTAGACTAGGATTAAACAACATTAAAATCTGCTCCATGATTTGTAATTTCATGTCAGTGTTTGTTGTCCAGATATCTGCTTTAACTGTTAACTTATAAGGAGTTGGCATTAAACGCTCAACTGTATAGTTGTTGCCTTGCTTTTGAGTGTACTCGCCTGTATTTTCGTCAAACTCTCTTTCGCGAATATGAACTTTGCTAACGTATGTTGCGTCACTTAATCTTGTTTTATCCATAGCAAGACCTGTAACATAAACTGCAATACGTGGCGCACTTTGTAATTTGTTTTCGCTGTTATCTTTAATGACGGCACCGACTTGTCGTGTCATGTCGCCGTACATTACTGGTACAGTTTTTTGTGTGCCGTCTGCGGCTTGATACTTAAATCCGCTTAACATACGGATTGTTTGGCCGATGTATCTTCTTATTTGACCGTCATAAAACCATTGCATTAGTTGTCCGCCTGTGGTCTAAGAGCCTTGCTAAGGCTTTGTCTTTGTGTTACTACCTTGTCAAAGATAGTATATCTAATAACGCTGTTATCTGCTACAGGATGTCCAATAGTAAATCCTAAACTTCCGCCAACATCGTTAAGTGTAATTTTAGTTGCCTTGCTTTGTTCATTTAACCAAACTTCGACAAGGTAGTTTTTATTGTAAGCAACGTTTGTAATTATGTCTACTGAGCTAGTATTCATAACTAAATCTTGTGTAATACCTCCGCTTTCCCAGATAGGATCGCCCAACAAGTCGATATAAACAACATCTGCGGCAAGTTGATTAATACCGGATTTCTGTGTATTATTAACAAACGAAGTCTTTTGTGTTTGACGGTTATCGTCGCTGTTGCTCATAGTCATGCGTACATTGTCTTCCTGTTTGACCCAACGTCTTCCATCGTATCTAAACATACGATTGGGTAAAAAGTCTGTACGTAAGAACATATCGCCTGTAGCCGCTCCACTAGGAAATTGTATTCCGAATCCAAATTGTGCAGACACTTGACCTTCTGGTATAGTAATGTCGTCGACATTGACCATAGGACCGTTAGGTGGTATTCCGTCGCCAATTAAGTAACCAGTGTAACCTTCTCTTAGCGGTAATGCGTTCGAATCAATAGTGTTATCGACGGCAATATTTTCATCTGAAGTAACTAGTGTTAAGTCAACTTCACCTGTGTTTTCATCGACTTTTAATGTATAGTAGTGGGCAGTATCGTACCCGCTCTTAGGAGCATCTGCTTCTGCTTCTGCTATAACTGCATCATTGATTGCTTTTTCTTTTTCGTACGTGCTCATTAAATCACGTAAAGTATCTGTGGTACTAATTGTATAGTAATCTGCCCATTCGTCGGTAACAGTTGGCTCGATACTAGTAGTGGTTACTCCCGGAATATTACCAACAATTTCTTGTGTTACTTCATATAACACACCTTTGTATTTTACAATTTGACCAGGGTAGTAATTTGCTAATGGGTCGTAGTCTCCAGCAAAATTATCTATTTCTGCCGGACGATCCAAAATGTCTTTGTATTCTTGACTATCGACTATGCTCTTTAATTTTACACGATATAAGTGTGGATACCAGGTAGCACTAAATCCTTCTGCGGCACGGTTTACGTCCTCTACTACGTAAAAACGTTTTAGTGCTGTGGCATAATCGTTTGCCGCATACTCATCTTTTAAGTTAGGCAATTCTATAACGTCACCTGGCATAATTTTACGTCCTAGCATATCAACACTACTGTTAATATGAATAGTCATAAAAATTGTATCGTTGCTCAAGAATAAACCAAACTGACTTAAATTAAAATCAATATCTTGTGTTTGATAGTGTCCGCGAAGTGTGTAAACATCTGGATCGTATTTTCTATCACGATTTTCTAAGAACAGCAAATCTTGGATTTGTGTGTGATCTTTTACAGTTGTTCCGTCGTCTGTGCCCACATATTTGTGTACAAAGACGTCGACACCGCCCACTTGAAACATCTCGTAGACTGTGCGGTCGAAAAACTTGTAATCCTGTGTTTTTTCGGGTCTATAAAGGCTTAATCTTGGCATAGTAATATATTTATCGCTACGATAAATACTGATAACGAGCTTTCCGGGACGAAAAACATGGCAAAACTAACAATTAACGTGGGTTCAGCAGTAAACGCTAAAGATGGCGATACTGTTCGAGACGCTTTTAACAAAGTTAATCAAAACTTTACAGAATTATACGTTCTTGCAGGGCAAGGTTCTGCGGCAGAACTAGAAGAACTAGCGCAAGATTATGCGGCAGCAATGTTCACTAACGGTACACACAGTGGTATAACAGCCACGTACGAAGATGCAGACAATAAGTTGAATCTAACAATTTCGATTGACGGCGGTAATGCCGCAACCACATATTAACGAGGAATAAAAATGGCAACGCAGATTAAATTAAGACGAGATACTGCCGCAAACTGGGTATTAGAAGACCCAATATTAGCAGAAGGAGAACCAGGATACGAAACTGACACTGGACTGCTTAAACTAGGCGATGGCGCCACTACATGGTTGAATTTATCTTATCTTAATAATAATTCTATTCAGAATAACACAGTATGCCCAGCAGGTGTTGAAACAGTAATTTACACATCAACAGGATCTTTGAAACACGCTATTAAATTGTTTGTTATGGTTGAAGGACCAGACGGATTAAACGGCGCAACATGGGAAACACAGGCTTGCGATATTATTGCTGTTAAAGGATATGTGGATAACATTGTGTCTGTATCTGCTTATGGTGTAACATACTCCAGCGCCGCAACATTGGCAACATTTGACGGACAGTGGAACGCACTTACTAGTAGAATAGAAATTACCTGTCAACCAACTAGCCTTACAGATAGTGTAGTTGCTTCTGTACAAGCAATTGAATTAACTTCGAACGATTAAGGAATAATATAATATGGCAAAGAAAGCATTTGAAATACAAGGTAGCGATTTATCCTTAGGTGGCGTTAATTTACAAGCAGGTACAACCGGTGTTGTTATTCCTGGCGTTACACAGGCAGCAAACTACTTTGTAGAAGAAGTTGAAGATGTAGACGGAGTCAATCCGGACACATTTGGCAGTGACACCGAAGCAGTGCAGTTGCTTGACAACGCTGCCTACTTGTTTAGAAGCGGCACACAAACACCTAGCGGCAGTTATTCTGAAGCAGGTTATAGCGTTCAAGAACTAGAAGACGGTGAGATTGAAGAAATCTATGTAGAAGTAGACGGTGTGTTTACTAGTGCCGATAAAGCATTTGCTGAAGCAGGTAATATGTGGGCTACAACAGTACTTGATGCCAAGACTAACTTTAATGCTGGAGATTGGACACAGATTGCTTTCCGTCCTAAGATGCGAGCAGGTGAAGTTGAGAACGTCGGTGGTGGGAGCGGAAACTTAGAAGACATTACAGTATCTATCGGTGAAGGAGAAACTTCATTAAATCTTGCCAACAAAGATTTTACTATTAACACTACTAGAACAGAAGATCAAGATGCTGACATAAATCTTACTGCCGCAGACGACATTTTTATCACAGCACTAAACGATGATATTGTTCTTTACGCTAATGACCAAGTACACATTAACACAGATGATGAAAATCACGAATGGACATTTGATGCCAATGGTCATATCATATTCCCAGACGGTACAATACAAACAACAGCCTACACCGGACAAAGCGGTGGCTCTACTTCCGCATTATATGTTGCTGTTAACACTGATGGTAGAGCATTTACTTCTACTGATGGTTTATCTTGGACAGAATACACAACAAGTATGACTGGTGTAGGCAGAGTTGCTGTTGGTCCTGATATGATTGTATATACTGCTAATGCGGTTGATGCGAGCAACGGTAACGATGATGCGTTATGGTACGCAACAACTGATGCTCCAGGAACAGTAACTGAAGTCACTGGGCTTCTAAATATAACCATTAACCAAGTAAAATATTTTACTAACATTGCAAAATTTGTAGCAGTAGGGCAAAACGATTCTAACTTGCCAGTTATACTATACAGTTCTAACGGCATTGATTGGACCACCGTAGATCTTGACTCTGGGTTTCTTGCTACACTTAATGGGGGCGCTGGATATTCAAGTGCCGCACAGTTCTATGATATTGAAACTAACGGCACTGGATTCTTTCTAATTACTAGCGATAATAATCTAGGTGCTTTCTACACTACAGATATTACAACATCGATGGGAGCATCGCAGTGGATTGACTTTAGCGACATTGGTAATAATGTAGCATTTTCTAAAATAGCATTTGTGGCTGCTGGAAGTTTTACAGGCTGGCACATAATGCAAAATGAAGATGACACCGATGACGCCTGGTACTATAATTCTAACACAAATCCGACAACTGGTAGTTTTAGTGTGTTTGCCCTAGCAGATGTAGGAAGTGAATTTGCTAATGAAATAAACTACGAGCCGAGAATGTCAGAAGTTGTGTTCGGTGAATACAATAGTACTACAACTATTATGATTGCTACAGGTGACGGACAAATACTATACTGGCCCGCTGTTGAGAATGGACCGTGGGTCAGCATTCCTAAGCCATATACAGCAACAGATTTTGACATTACCTTGTCAAGTACGGCAACAATTACATTTGGTACTAAAACCGCTAAAACTAATGAAAAGATTGTATTATCAAATTGTACTCCGTCAGGCTACAACGGAACATATTATGTTGGCATTAACGATTTTTTATATACAACTTCTGATATGGGTACAGCATTTGATTCTTCTGGACTTGGCTCATTTGAATCAGGCACACTAACATTCAGTCACGGTCAGTTTATTGACGCACTACATTACAGCAACGGTGTGTTCTACGCTGGTAACGATGATGAAGAAATGTTTGTATCTACAAACGGTGGTGCTACTTGGATATTAACAGAATCATTTACTGGTAATCCAGGTGAACCTGAGTATATGAATGATATTGATTCTTATGTTACCGGTGGTACAATTAGTACAGGTGATATCACTTTTAATGGGGTAGACATAAGGGGTGCTACAAATAACAATGCGCTTGGCAGTATTAATCTAGTACCCAATCCAGCACTAATGGTCAATGGACAGTATTTAGAAATTTACCCAACTAATGCAAATGATGCTCCACATATTCACATTGCCGCTGGCACAGGGCCAACCGGCATGGATGGCGACTTAATCTTAGGAAACGACAATCATCACGTTGATATTAATCATAGCGGAGAAGTTAGGATTCGTACATTTGATTCTGACACTTCTACTACCTATAATTGGCAGTTTGAAAACGATGGCGGCATGATATTTCCAACGCTAACTGTGCCTATCAGCGATAACGCTACACCAAACGGCACTGGACAGACTATAAAATTTAGCGATCCGACTCAACAGGCAATCATTTACGGGCCAGCATCAACAGTTGATCTTGTAAATGCTGAACGTGTTATCATTCAAGGTGCTCCAGGTTATACTGGTACAACTGGCGAGGGCGGCGACGTTTACCTATGGGCAGGCCCAGGCGGCGATGCAGGTGGTGATGGCGGCGATATTAAAATCCGTGCTGGCCGCGGACAACTTACTGGCTCAGGTGGATACTTAAACTTCCAAGCAGGACAAAGTGGCACTGGCTACGGCGGCTATATTAACATTGAAAGTGGTTCATCTAACACATTTGGCCAAGGCGGCCCTATCACTATCGATGCTCACAGCGGTGCTCAAATTACACTACGCACATACAACTCAGAAGGTAACAGTAGAGATTTAATACTTAGTAATGCTGGTACTCTAACACTCCCAGGTGCAGTAGTTAAAAGTACAGTAGAAAAAGTTGGTGCTGATATTAATGCGAATAATGTAGTGTTTGTAGTCACAGCAGTTGACGGGCTCGGAGCAGTAACTGAATTAACAGTAACTAACAGTCCTAATCCTGCTTGGGTTACTGGCACAAGCGGAATTAGTCTAACCGATGTTGACTTTACTGTAAGTTTTGATGGTTCTGGAAACGCTTCGGTTGTGGTGAACAGTAGTGGTAATGGGCACTCTGTTAGTGAAACATTTTATCTACAACCAAACGCTGTTGGAGCAGTAGCACCAACGCCAACAGCGTTAGACTTAACTAAGAGCATTAATAAACTTACTAACAATATTAACGACAACGACTATACCCTAGCCGATGGCGTCGAAGGGCAGATTATGTATCTAGTTCCTACCCCAAACACAGTAGATCCAACAGATATTAGAGTATTAGTTAACCATGCTCGCAACGGGGGAACACAGTCGTTGAACGCATACCTATGTCCGTTTGGCCTTAACACTTTTACAGGTAGTATTTGTACATTGATCTTTACAGATAGTCACTGGCAACAAGTTGGCGGCAACTGGGTTTAATTAAAACGGTAAATACTCAAAAGAGATAATTCATGCCAACTACAGAAATTAACGAACTACAACAAGCAAAAACAGCAGTCTACGACTACTGTCGTAACATGCTGGGTGACGGCATGGTTGATGTTGAATTAGATCCTAAGCACTATGAAACAGCATTAGAACGTGCTCTTGGAAAGTACAGACAGAGAGGCGACAGCTCAGTAGAAGAAAGTTATATGTTCTTAACAACTGTTGAAGATCAAAACACATACATACTGCCTAAAGAGGTTATAGAAGTACGTCAAATATTCCGTCGTAGCATTGGTTCTAGAACTGGTAGCGGATCGGGTGGTACAATATTTGAACCATTTAACCTAGCCTACACAAACACATATTTGCTATCAAGCTCTAATATGGGCGGTATCTTAACCTACGAACTATTTGCTCAGTACCAAGAAATGATTGGTCGTATGTTTGGCAGTTTCATTGAATTTAAATGGCATAGTCAAACACACAAACTGACACTATTGCAACGTCCACGCAATTCGGACGAAGAGTTATTACTCTACTGCTATAACTACCGCCCTGATATTAGCATCTTAAATGACGTTTATGCCGCACAATGGATCAAAGACTACACTCTAGCAAACTGTAAACTGATGCTAGGACAAGCACGTGAAAAGTTTGCTCAAATTGCAGGCCCACAAGGTGGAACTAGTCTTAATGGCGCCGCAATGAAAACCGAAGCCACTACAGAAATTGAAAATCTTGAAAAAGATTTGGTAACACAAGTTGCCGGCGGACGCGGTTATACTTTCATAATAGGTTGACACAATAATCCGACGACTATAAAATATAGCATCACCACGGAGGCTATATGATTATTGGAGTATGCGGTTTTATCGGATCTGGCAAAGATACTATTGCCGATTATCTTGTTAATTTTCACGAGTTTAGAAGAGAAAGTTTTGCTAACACGCTAAAAGATGCTGTGTCGGCAGTTTTTGGCTGGGACAGAGTTTTACTAGAAGGGCGCACAAAGCAAGCCCGCGAATGGCGAGAACAAGTAGATCCGTGGTGGGCAGAACGATTGGATATGCCCAATCTTACTCCACGTTTAATGCTACAGTTATGGGGCACTGAAGTATGTCGTAAAGGGTTCCACGACGATATTTGGATTGCTAGTTTAGAGAACAAACTACGTAATAGTAAGGACGATGTTGTTATCAGCGACTGTCGGTTCCCTAATGAAATTTCTAGTATTAAAAAGGCAGGCGGAAAAATTGTCTGGGTCCAGCGTGGCGAACTTCCTGCTTGGTACAATATAGCCGTCGAAGCAAATAACGGCCATAATCTTGCAATGCAAGAACTAAAGCGTATAGGTATTCACGCTAGTGAAACTTCTTGGGTAGGCACAGATTTTGATTATGTACTAGATAACAATGGCAGTATTGACGAGTTGTATCAGCAAATTAAAAATCGGGTGTTAGATCGCCCTGACGCCAACGAACGCCCTCTTTATGTAGGAATCGCTGACAGTTTGCACATATAGTTTTAAGGTTTGCAGGTCGACAATTAGTTAAGTCACCGTCTATGTGGAACACATTAAACACTTCTTTGTGTTTACTTTTGTAGCCGCATTTTTCACAATAGTCCTTTTGTCTATAACCTAATCTATACCACAGTGGCACACCGGGACTAGTGCCACTGGCACAGCCGTCGCACTTGGTTCTATAGTAAGCTCTACCGTTCTTATAATAGTTAACGGCACAAGGCTTTTTTTGACATATCTTGCACAAAGGACGCATAAAGTATTTATGACCACCCCTTTTCGCACCCTTTTCATGGTTGTATAACAGAGCATTTTACCGAATCTCCGCTAAATATTGTTAGAGCTTAAAAGAAGAGCTAATTAGGAGACAAGGATATGGCTTTAACTTCCCCAGGCGTACAGGTTTCGGTAATAGACGAAAGTTTTTACACACCTGCAGAACCAGGTACACGCCCATTGTTTATTGTTGCTTCTGCACAAGACAAAACTAACGGTGCTGGTACAGGTACAGCACAAGGAACACTTGCCGCAAATGCAGGCAAGGTTTATTTAATTACTAGCCAGCGCGACTTGGTTGATACTTTTGGCGATCCTACTTTCCAAGTAGACGCAAACAACAACCCAGTACACGCAGGCGAGCTAAACGAGTACGGTTTACAAGCCGCTTACAGTTACTTAGGTGTAAGCAATAGTGCTTTTGTTGTTCGTGCAGATTTGGACTTAAACAAATTAGTAGCAAGCGCAGACGCTCCAGGCGGTGCACCAGTAGATGGCACTTTCTGGTTAGACAGCGATGCTACAACATACGGTATTTTTGAATGGAATGGCGCAGTTGCTACAGCAACAGGCGGCCAAAGTTTTACTAACAAAGTGCCAACAATTTTCACAACAGGTACACCATCTAACAGCACAGGCGCTGTTGGTACATACGCAGTTGCTTATGATACAACTAATTCATCTAACGGACATTTAGTAAAGATTTATTATAAGAGTGCATTTGAGTCCGATGGTAGTGTTGGAACAGCAACATGGGTACAAGTTGGTTCTAGCGCATGGGCAACAGCTCATCCAGTGATTACACCAACAGTAACTGGTTTCACACAAGGCGCAACAGTTGATGGCCAGAACTTAACATTTGCTGTTAACGGTGGATCAACACAAAACGTATTGATGACTGGCACAACAGTAGCTCAAGTTGCAGATGACATTAACTTAGCGGCTATTACAGGTGTTGGTGCTCGTGTAGTTAACGGTGTATTACACATTTTTGCTACAACAAATGATGTAAACACTATTGCAATTAGTTCTGTTTCTGCCGCACTATTAACAAGTTTAGGCATGACAGCAGGAACATATTATGCTCCAGACTTTAAGATTAGTCCGCACACAGACGTGCCATTATGGAAGCGTAATAAGAGCGGTCACGTAAATCGCCCAACAGGTTCTATCTGGGTTAAAACTACAGATCCTAACTTGGGTGCTCGTTGGAGAGTTAAGATTTACAACGGTACTACCCAACTTTGGGACGAAGCAGATGCCCCATTATATGCAACAAACCAAGCCGCAAACTTTGGTATTGATTCATCTAAAGGCGGTTTAGGCATTCCTGTTAATAGTGTATATGTACAATATAACTATGACGAGTTTGCACAACCTTTAGCAGAATTCCGTGTAATGCGTAGAGCACGTAGTGGTTCTACAGTAGTTAACACAATTCAAATTGAAGCAGGTACACTAGATAGCGGACAAGACTACGCAATCAGTTTAGGCGCTAGTCAAGCAGGTTCTGCAGATTTAGCAGAAGGTGTAGTAACATTTACAGCCGCTCCAGTAGCCGCAACAACAGCCGCAAACATTGCAGCCGCAATTAACTCTGCAAACATTGGTGCTATCGAAGCCAGTGTTACAACAGATAACCGCGTTAAGATTGAAAATACAATTGGCGGCGATATCAGATTTGCAGACGTAGGCGATAGCGCAACTGGTGCTTCAGCAGTTGGCAAGTTAGGTTTCATCAGTGAAAATACTAACGTGTACGTTTTAGGCGAAAGCGACGACACATACGAATACGTTGCTAGTAACTGGATTCCACGTACATTTGCAGGCACAACACAAACATACTTCATCGACACCGCCGCTCCAACTACATTAGTTGCAGATGGAGAACTATGGTATAGTTCAGTAGTTGACGAAGTAGACTTATTAGTAAACAACGGTAGCACATGGGTTGGCTTTGGTACATTCTATCCAGACACTGATCCTGCAGGTCCAATTGTTAGCGCAAGTCAACCAACAACATTTGCAGATGGCACAACAGAAATTGATGCTACAGCAGATGGACAGATTTGGATTGACACTAGCGATATTGAAAACTATCCAGTAATCAAGCGTTGGAACGGTGACTTGTTAAAGTGGGAAGTACTAGATACTTCAGACCAAACAACAGAAAACGGCGTTCTATTTGCTGATGCTCGTTGGGCATTGTCAGGCGATTTAGAAGATCCTAGCACAATCGCAGACCTATGGACTAGCGATTTCTTAGACTTTGACGCTCCAGATCCAGCACTATATCCACGCGGAATGGTACTATGGAACTTACGCCGTAGCGGTTTCAACGTTAAGCGTTTTGTACGCAATTATGTTGACTTAACAGCAGACAACGGACGTATGGGCGATGTAAGCATGGAACTTTACTATCCACATCGTTGGGTAACAGAGTCTGGCAACCAAGCAGACGGTTCAGGTTCATTTGGACGTCACGCACAACGTAAGGTTGTTATCCAAGCTCTACAAGCACTAGTTAACAGTAACGAAGATATCCGTGATACAGAAGTTCGTTCGTTTAACTTAATGGCTTGCCCGGGTTACTCAGAATTAATTGGCGAAATGGTAAGTCTAAACTATGATAGAGGTTTAACATCTTTCGTAGTGGGAGATACTCCAGCACGTCTAACACCAGATGCTACAACAATCAATGATTGGGGTAACAACGTTGCTCTAAGTTTACAAGACGATGACAATGGTTTAGTAAGTTACGACGAGTACTTAGGTGTGTTCTATCCATGGGGCTTTACAAGTGACAACGCAGGACGCGATATTGCTGTTCCTCCAAGTCACATGATTTGCCGCATGATTGCATTAAACGACCAAGTGGCTTATCCATGGTTTGCTCCAGCAGGCACACGTCGTGGTGGTATTACTAACGCAACAGCAGTTGGTTATGTAAGTAGCGAAGGCGAGTTTGTATCAGTTGCTCTAAACGAAGGTCAACGTGATACATTGTACAATGTTAAGGTTAACCCAATCACATTCTTTACAGGTGCTGGTTTAGTTAACTTCGGACAAAAGACTCGTGCAAGAAATGCAAGTGCAATGGATCGTATCAACGTAGCACGTTTAGTAATTTACTTACGTAGCCAGTTGAACAAACTTGCAAAACCATATATTTTCGAACCTAATGACAAAATCACTAGAGACGAAATTAAACAACAGGTCGAAAGCCTATTGTTAGAATTAGTCGGACAACGTGCTCTATACGACTTCTTAGTTGTTTGTGACGAAAGTAACAACACACCTAACAGAATCGATAGAAACGAGTTGTATGTCGATATTGCTATTGAACCAGTTAAGGCAGTGGAATTCATTTACATTCCAGTACGCTTGAAGAACACTGGTGAAATTGCGGGTCTAGGCTAAGAATAAATACGAACAGGAGATTATAGAGAATGTCTATTTCAACACTAAGCAAATTATCGGTTCCTTTAGCCAGTGACCAGTCAGCAAGTTCTCAAGGCTTGCTAATGCCTAAACTGTCTTACAGATTTAGAATTAGTTTTGAGAACTTTGGTGTTAGCACTCCAACAACAAACTTAACTAAGCAAGTTGTTGAAGCAAAGCGTCCTGAACTAACATTTGATTCTATTGAACTACCAGTTTACAACAGCCGTGTTTACATGGCTGGTAAACACAAATGGAATCCAATTACATGTAAGTTACGCGATGATGCTACAGGAGAAGTTCAAAAGTTAGTTGGCGAACAACTACAGAAACAATTCGACTTCTTCGAACAAAGTTCTGCGGCTTCAGGTATCGATTACAAGTTTACAACAAGACTTGAAATGTTAGACGGCGGTAACGGTGCTAACGTTCCAACAGTTTTAGAAACATGGGAAATGTACGGTTGTTTCCTAACAACAGCAAGTTATGGTACAGTTAACTATGGTTCTAACGATGCAGTAACAATCGATTTAACTATCCAGTACGATAACGCTATCCAAAGCCCACAAGGCACTGGCGTTGGTACAGCAGTAGGAAGAGCCCTAGGAACTCTGGCTACAGGCGGTTAAAAAGTTCCGGGAGCATTACGGTAGCAAAAAAAGGACACTCCGGTGTCCTTTTTCTTTATCTATATACATAATTCTAACCGATAAATAATTATATGGCAAACATACTCAACGGTTTTTTAGACAACTTCGCATCAGGATTAGGCAATCCTAAAGGTACTCTTGGCGACTTCCAACACGCGGCACGACTATACAATAGTCAAGCCATGCGCCTTGCTCCTAAGGGCAAATGGATGTATCATGTGGTGTTTAACATAAACCCACGTGCTATAGGAACAGCAAAGTTTGATATTCAAAAACATGGTACTGCAATTAATATGTTAGTAAAACAAATTGATTTGCCTAAGTTTAGAATGCAAGTTGAAAAGCCAATACAGTATAATAAGAAACGCCAAATACATACAAAATTAGAATACGATCCAATTAGCGTACAGTTTCACGATGATAACTTTGGTTTAAGCACAGCACTATGGTCAATGTACTATGGGTATTATTTTGCAGATAGTAAGCACGGTGCTAGTCTAGGATCTAGCACAGCAGGAACGCTATTATCAGGAGTTGGTAATTTACTTGCAGGTTTTATCCCTGGCACCAATGGATTACTAGGCGCAGTAAAAGGATTCTTAGGCAGCGGCGATGCTAGTGTGCCTGCGGCTTATCAACGAAACAGTTTTAAATCTTCAACACTAAACGGATACCGTTATGGTTTAGATAACGGCAGTGGTGCTCCTTTCTTTAGTAGCATACAAATATTTCAACTAGCAAGACATCAGTATCAAAGTTATACATTAATCAATCCCGTAATTACAAGTTGGAGCCACGATAGTTTACAAAGTGCATCTAACGAAGGTGCCGGTAACACTATGCAAGTTTCGTATGAAGCAGTTATCTACGGAACTGGTGCAGTAAGTCAAGGGACTCCTAAAGGTTTTGCTACAGAGTTCTATGATAAGCAGCCTAGTCCATTGGGACTACTAGGTGGTGGAGTTACTAGTTTATTTGGACAGGGCGGAGTGCTAGGCGGTATTGCCGATGTACTTTCAGACTTAGGACCTGGCGGCAACGGATTTACATTGGGTACATTGATTAAAGGTATTAACACTTATAACAATGCTAAGAAGTTAACAAAAGAAGGCCTAAGACAAGAAGGATTTAATATTCTTAAATCTGCATTAGGCGCAAGTACAGGCATCGATGTAAGTGGTGTTGCTAACGTACTATTTCCTAAACAAACAGGCAACGGACAAACGCAAGTAACTAAAGCAGCCGCACCAAAAGAAACAGCAAAAACTAACACACCTGATCAAAGAGCATCTGCACTTGCAAAGAATCCTGCTCTTAAAACCGCCGCAGTAGACCTTGCTATTAAGTCGGGCATAGTTCCTCCAGGAGCAAACGCCGCGGCACAAGTCGACAGTTTAATTAATAGTGGAAGAAATGTTAAACTTAATGGCGCAGTAGATAAATTAATTTCAACAGCAGGATAATTATGACAAACTTAGCACAAAACAGTAACTTACCACAAACAGAGCAATCAGACTCTGGAGACAAAGTAAAAACATTCTTTGACACTTACTTTGTTGAACCTATTAGTTTTCCAGCAGAACAAATCGATGCAACCGTTGGCTTCTTTCAGAAACGTGGATTTGACGAATTGGCTAGTCAAGCAACAGCCATAGTATTACTACAACAAGCAAAGTTAGATAGTGTTAATGTTTTTACTTTATTAGATACTTTAAAAGGTTTAGAAGACATTCAACTTAGTGCTGTGGTTGCTGAAGTTTTAAATTATAACCGTCAAAAAATATCCACACTTGGCTATCGTCAACAAGGTCAAAGTGATTTCTTAGAAAGCCGTAACATAGTAGTATGAAGAAATTTGCTCAAGGTAAATTTGGTCTCAAGAACCCAGAAAAATATGTAGGTAACAGAACACCTACATATCGTAGTAGTTGGGAATGGGCCGTGATGCAAATGTTTGACAATAACCAGTCCATTGAAAAGTGGGGTAGCGAAGTTGTTAAAATTCCGTACAGAGATCCGCTTACTGGCAAACATACAATTTATGTGCCTGACTTTTTCGTAGTGTACAACGATAAGAACGGAAAACGTCACGCAGAATTATGGGAAGTAAAACCTGCTAGTCAAGCAGTATTAGAAAAAGTTGGACGCAGTAAAACTAACCAAGCCGCGTATGTTAAAAACATGGCTAAGTGGGAAGCCGCTAGAGCTTGGTGTAAACAACAAGGCGTGTTCTTCCGTGTAGTATCTGAAAACGATATTTTCCATAACGGAAAACGATAAGTAAAACACCATGACTAAAAAACTAGAAGAATTACTAAACTTGCCCGAAACTCAAGAAATAGTCAAAGAAGACGAAAAGAAACAACGCAATCGTGTTAAAGAAGAACAAGTTGCTAGGGACAATGCTCCTGCTGAAAACTTGTTCAGAAACATGGACGATTTTGATAAAATTTCTGCGGCACTTCCTCAAGTAAAAGGACTAGGTGATCTAAGCGATAGCGAGTTTGATGCATTGGCTCAACGTGCTACAGACGCTTATGACGACTTAATTGACTTAGGTATGAACGTAGAACCTAGGTATAGCTCTAGAATATTTGAAGTAGCGTCTAGTATGTTGAAAAACGCTATAGATGCTAAATCTGCTAAAATTGACAAAAAGCTCAAGATGATTGAGTTACAAATTAAGAAGCAGAAAGTAGACCAAGAGTCCAAGCCCGCAGGCGAAGGAGACGGCGCGATTTCTGGCGAAGGATTCCTAATTACAGACCGCAATAGCCTGCTTGAAAAATTGAAGAATATGAAATAAATATAGTAGTGGGGAAAATTATGAAAACATTTGCAGATTACTTAACAGAGAGTAAAAAGACATACGCATTTACTATTAAAGTTGCGGGCGATTTAGCCGAGGGCTTTAATGATAAATTAAAATCAGCGTTAGAACGCTATTCCGTTGCTAGTATTAGCAAAGGCAAACGAGCACCTATTACAGAAAACCCAATTGACTTCCCACAACTAAAGAATGTAAATGTAACTGCATTTAACGTTGAAGTTCATTACCCTACTACATCTAAAGTTTTAGAACAGTATATCTGTCAATGTTGTGGTTGCAAGGACGGTATGGTTGTAGTACGTGCGGCTAACGAAGTAACAGAACAACATCAAGAAGTTGTTAACAAGAAAGAAGCAGAAAAGCCTTTAATCGGACAATGCGATCCTGCTCCAAGCAATCATCAAGATTTAGTTGGTGATAAGAAAATTTCTAGTTTCTTAAAAGACCTAGCAAAAGTTAAACACACAGGTGAACCATACACAGGTGTTAACGATTCATTGTTAGCAAATTCTACACCAACAGAAAAAGCATCTGAGATGCCAGAAGGTGCTAGTATTAGCCCTATCGGCTCAAAAGCTCAAAAAGGAAAAAAATAATCATGGATATGAAAAAATTACTGGGCATTGTCTCAGATGACAAACAGCAACAACAACTAAACGAAAGCGTTGAAGAATGCGGCGGTATGCCAGCACCAGGAATGACTCCTCCAGGTAACGTATCAATGAGCGTTAACCTAAACGCACAAGGTGTCGATAATATCAAAGAACTTTTAAACTTAATGCGTAGTGCAGAAGCACCAGGTAGAATGTCAGAGCCGATGGGTATGCCAGCAGTGGGCATGGATATGCCAATTGCTATTACTAAGGTAAGCGGCGGAGATGATGACGGTCCTAAGCCAGCAGGCAGCGACGGCGATCGTGGAATGGATCAAATTAAAGATTTAGTTCGTAGCGCAGGTATTAAGAAAGACTTTGCTAATGAACCAGAAGAAGCATACGCAGGTGTAGATAGTGTAACTACAGATGCAGGCGGCGGTATGCAAGAGCCAAAAGATCCAGCAGACATTCGTGTTAAAGATCCAAGCGGCTACGAGCAAGCAGAAGAAGAGTATGCTAATGAACCAGACGAACAAACTATGGATCATACTACAATGATTAAAGATTTGTCAGGCGGTTTAAACAGAGAAAAAGGACAATATCCTAAGGCTCAAGATGGTGACAACGCCATGGCTGTGAGAGTAGAAAGCATTCGTCAGGCATTAGATCGACACTATAGAGAGATTAAAGAAGCAACCGTCGAAAGATCAGATCTTACTCCCAAGATTCTGCCAGCCGGCACAACTCCGCCACGAAACTGGAGATCTCAAGGTCCACTTGCTGATTACGCACCACCGCAACCATCTTGGAAGCAGTTAAGTCAAACTCCTGAGTGGAAACAACTTCAGAATAACTTAGAAACGGCTATAAACTCAACAGATGACGGTGCTATTGCTAGAATAGAAAAAGCTCAAGCAGACATTAGAGCTTTTTTAAACAAAAATGGTCAAGGCCCTCGTTAACGCCACTAGACAAATTCGTCGGCAGTTGCATTGTGATTAAGACAATGCCAAATAGGCTCTTTGGAGCCTATTTTTTTCGTTAAATAAAAGCATGGCAGGAAAAACATTAGACGGCGTATTAATTAAAAAGGCGCACAGGCAAGAGCGTTTTACAGAAGCTCACGTTGCCGATTTAGCCGCCTGTGCCGATCCAGATACAGGATACTTGCACTTTGCAAAAAACTTCTTTTACATACAACACCCTGTAAAAGGTAAGTTATTATTTGAACCTTTTGAGTATCAAATAAACTTATTACATTCATATCATGACAATCGATTTAACATAAACATGTTGCCACGTCAAAGTGGTAAGACAACATGTGCCGCAGGTTATTTGCTGTGGTACGCAATGTTTCATCCAGATCAAACTGTACTAGTTGCCGCACACAAGTACACAGGTTCTCAAGAAATTATGCAACGTATTCGTTATGCATACGAGGACTGTCCGGATCATATTCGTTGCGGTGTAACAAACTACAACAAGGGTAGTATTGAATTTGACAACGGATCACGTATAGTATCCGCAACAACTACAGGCAACACGGGTCGCGGTATGTCTATTTCATTACTATACTGTGACGAGTTTGCGTTCGTACAACCAAACATTGCTGAAGAGTTTTGGACATCTATTTCGCCTACACTAGCAACTGGTGGTAGAGCAATTATTACAAGTACTCCTAACTCAGACGAAGATACGTTTGCTAACATTTGGAAAGAAGCAAATAAAAAGTTTGACGAGTTTGGTAATGAAACTGAATTAGGTATTAACGGCTTCCACGCATTTAAAGCAGATTGGTGGGAACATCCAGACAGAGACGATGCATGGAAAGTTACAGAAATGGGTCGTATCGGTGAAGAACGTTTCCGTCGTGAATACGGTTGCGAATTCTTAGTCTATGACGAAACATTAATTAACAGTATTTGCCTTGCAGGATTAGAAGGCAAAGAACCAACGCTAAAGATGGGCCAGTGCCGTTGGTACAAAAAGCCATCGGACGAATATATCTATGCAGTTGCACTTGACCCTGCGTTGGGTACAGGTGGCAACTATGCGGCTATTCAAGTACTCGAACTACCAACGATGGTGCAAGTAGCGGAGTGGCAACATAATACTACTGCTGTTGAAGGACAGATAAAGATACTTAAAGATATTTGTAAGTATATTGCTGAAAGTTGTCCTAAGATGCAAGGATCAAATATCTACTGGAGTGTTGAAAATAATACAGTAGGTGAAGCGGCACTTGTTGTTATTAAGAATGTTGGCGAAGAAAGCATACCTGGACTGTTTATAGCAGAGCCTATACGCAAAGGGCATGTACGTAAATTCCGCAAAGGATTTAACACTACACACAGAAGTAAGATATCAGTGTGCTCCAGATTAAAGCATTTAATCGAAAGCGGAAAAATGAAGGTCAACAGCAAGGCGCTGATTAGCGAATTAAAAGCATTTATCGCTAGTGGTATTAGTTTTAAGGCTAAAGTGGGTGAAACAGACGACTTAGTATCTGCTATGTTGCTTGCTGTACGCATGAGCGCAGTTATGGCTGATTGGGATCAGCGTGTATTTGATGTAATGACTGGACGCTTAGATGACGACGAAGACACTGATTTTGAGCCGCCAATGCCCATATTTGTTTCAACTGGATTCTAATAAATACTACTATGAAAGATTTGACCACAATTTCCACTGATTTGTTTAACAAAGTACGTAGCAGATTCTCCAATGTAAAATTAGGAGATCAAGCAGGCGTAGTTATTACAGACCCTGCAAAGGCACGTTTTTTTGACTTAGACTATACCCACGAAGGTGATAGTCTAGGACATGTCAATATTAAGATTGACGATAAGAGTTTAACAGTAATTTACAACGAATCTATGGTAGAAGGTCAGCATGCCGATGCTCGTAAACATTGGTATGATTTCTTAAAAGAATTACGTATGTTTGCCAAGTCAAACATGTTAAATTTTGATACTAGAGATATCACTAAAACAAATTTAGATAAAAGAGATTACGAATACCTAGCGCAGGAAAACGGAGATACGCAAATGAGTGAAAGTAAACTATGGGGCACTAGCAAGACTAGTTTCCAAGATATGGGTGAAGCAAAGATTATTGTTAAACATAGTCAGCCTGTAAACTATAGCATACCAGCAGGACGTACAATGCACATTGAAAGCATTTACATTGAAAATGCACAAGGTGAGCGTTTCCGCTATCCACATCGTCACTTGAACGGTGCTCGCGCAATGGCAGTTCATGTAGCCAACGGTGGTACTGTATATGACAATATCGGTACACACATTAGCGGACTAAGCGAAGAACTAGCAAAGTTGCGTCAGTTTAAGAATTACACTCAACGCAATGGCTTACAAGAAGCATTAAGCGATATTTCCGATTTGGTATTAACTCGTATCTCAGACATTAAAGAACAAATTTCTAAATTACAACGTCAAAGTTATTATTCAGAATTTGCAGAATCATTTGCACCAACACAAGATTTACCTATTCCAGAAGAAACAGTTAACACTTGGGTAGATGCACTAACTATCCGTACATTTAACGAAGAACTAAAATCTGTATTCCCATTCATTTACAAACTAACTAATCAACCAAAAGAAGTTGGTTACGAAGACTTAGTAGGCGAAGGCAAAGGCGAATACTGTGACGCATGTGACCGTCCAAAGAAAGAATGTGTATGCGACGAAGAGCTAGAAGAACACAATCATCTAGGAGACTTTGAGCAACATTTGGACGCTATTACATCTTTTGACTATGATGTGCAAGAACAAGATGCTGTAGTAGTTCCCGAAGAAAGTACAGAAAGTGAAGTAACAATTAACGGTAAGGTTGTTGACTTAGACAGTTTAGAAGTTGACGGAATTGATCACGACGATCACCCAGATTACAGCGATGCTTACTTTAGTTATGGACAATTTGTTGACGGATCAGAGATGTCCGACGATGAACTTGAAACACTAACTGACCAAGAAAGATGGTTAGTACACGAGATGGTATTTGACAGAATCTATGAAACTGGCGAACCAATGCAACAAGTACAGCAACCTAGCACACGCGACATCATCGAGTTTATCGTAAGCATGTATGACCAACAAACCGGAACTTTCCCAAAGGGAGAAGAAGGTGTCAAGATTGCTGTTGAAAAACGATTCGGTGATAATGCAGGACAGTTTGCAAATCAAGTAGTCGAACGTTTAAGTGCTAAGAACCAACTTGGAAGCATGTAATGAGAGCTCGCGAATTTGTAACTGAAACAGAACAATTAAACGAATGGGTCGCAGTTGCGGCTCGTGGATTATTTTCTGCCGGAGCCCAAATTTTTAAAATTCTAACTTATTATTGGTTAGTAACCGACTTTGCTGATGTTGTAAAAATCATCTACAAGATGTTTAGTAAAGGTCCGGAACAACTAGATATGGATGAATGGTTTTCACTTGGAATTTATATATTGATGTTGAAGTTCCAGTGGGCTGGCATCAAAGCAGATATTAAGTATGCGAAGGAATTGGCTGCAAAGGTTAAGGAAATGAATCCGGAGATGGCCAAAAAGATTAGTGATACTACAAAACAAGGATTCGAACAAGCCAAGGCTAAGTCCGGTGCATCTGCTGATTCAAAAGGTGTTTCTATTACACAGAAACCAGCAGGACAAAAGCCTGCACGTTCTCCAGAAGAAATTGCAGACATGAAAGCCAAAGGCTACGATCCAGAAACAGGTATGAAGATTCAACCCACTGCCCCAGGTGACTTAAAAACACAAGCACAAGCGGCCGCCCAGCGTTTTAAAGAATCGGTAAAATAATATCACATTTAGAGCATCATTGCTCTTGCAAGACTAAATAAAAACGCATATTATAGCAATATGCGTTTTTTACTTTACATAGGTTGTAAAGTAACTAAGGCAAATAAAAGGCATATTAAAAGGAGAAATATTATGGCCACATTAGCAGAAATCCGCGCCAAACTACAGGCACAAGAAACACGTTCAAGCGGCGGTGACCGCCCCGTTGGTGACAACGCAATCTATCCGTTCTGGAACCTAGAACAAAACAAAGAATCCACAGTACGCTTCCTACCAGATGGTAATGGTGATAACACCTTCTTCTGGGCAGAACGTCTTATGATTAAATTACCATTCGCTGGTATTAAGGGCGAAACAGACAGTAAGCCAGTTCAAGTTCAAGTTCCTTGTATGGAGATGTATGGTGAGACTTGTCCAATTCTTTCAGAAGTCCGCGGTTGGTTCAAGGATAAATCCTTAGAAGACTTAGGTCGTAAATATTGGAAGAAGCGTAGTTACATTTTCCAAGGTTTCGTTGTAGAAGATGGTTTGAAAGAAGATTCTACTCCAGAAAACCCAATTCGCCGATTCATTATCGGTCCACAGATTTTCCAACTAATCAAGTCAGCACTTGTTGATCCAGAGTTAGAAGAATTGCCAACAGACTTTAGTCGTGGCGTTGACTTCAAACTTGTTAAGACTAGCAAGGGTGGTTACGCAGACTATTCTACTAGTAAGTGGAGTCGTCGTGAGCGTCCATTAACTGACGCAGAACTTGATGCAGTTAAAGCACATGGCTTGTTTAACTTAAATGACTTCTTGCCTAAGAAGCCAGGCGATGTTGAACTTAAAGTTATTAAGGAAATGTTCCAAGCATCAGTTGACGGTGAGCCGTTTGACAAAGATGCATGGGGTCAATATTTCCGTCCAGCAGGTATGGGTGCTGTTACAGGTGACCCAGTTAGCTCTAGTGCTACTGCTGACCACAACGTCGATCCAGACGAGCCAGTAAGTGCTCCTAAAGTTAGTGCTCCAGCACCAAAAGCCGAAACATCTGCACCAGCGGCAGGTGGACGTGCGGAAGACATCCTAGCGATGATCCGTAATCGTCAAAAGCAGTAATCAGTAATAAAGGGGACTTAGTGTCCCCTTCTATAACTATAAGGTATAAGGAGATAACATGGCATCAAAGGCATTTGACCTTTCTAAATTTAGAAAAACATTAACAAAAAGTATCGATGGACTTAGTGTAGGTTTCCAAGATCCAACAGATTGGGTTAGCACCGGTAACTATGCACTGAACTATCTTATTAGTGGTGATTTCCATAAAGGTGTACCACTAGGTAAGGTTACCGTATTTGCAGGTGAGTCTGGCGCAGGTAAATCTTACATTTGTTCCGGTAACTTAGTTAAAGAAGCACAAGCACAAGGTATCTACGTCGTATTAATTGATTCCGAGAACGCTCTTGACGAAGCATGGCTACACGCATTAGGTGTAGACACTAGTGAAGAAAAACTTCTTAAGCTCAACATGGCAATGATTGATGACGTTGCTAAAACTATCAACGAGTTCATGAAAGAATACAAGGCAATGGAAGACCGTCCAAAAGTCTTGTTTGTAATTGATTCGCTTGGTATGTTGCTAACCCCAACAGACGTTAACCAGTTTGAAGCAGGTGATTTGAAAGGTGACATGGGTCGTAAACCTAAAGCACTTACAGCACTTGTTCGTAACTGTGTAAACATGTTTGGTTCAGCAAACGTTGGATTGGTTGCTACTAACCACACATACGCTAGCCAAGATATGTTTGATCCAGATGATAAAATTTCTGGCGGACAGGGCTTTATCTATGCGTCTAGTATTGTTGTTGCTATGCGTAAGTTGAAGTTAAAAGAAGACGAAGACGGTAACAAAGTCACTGAAGTAAAAGGTATTCGTGCGGCCTGTAAGGTTATGAAAACACGCTATGCAAAACCATTTGAAAGTGTGCAAGTAAAGATTCCTTATGAAACAGGTATGAATCCATACAGTGGTTGCGTCGACTTATTCGAAGCAAAGGGTTTTCTACAAAAAGACGGCAACAGACTTAAATACGTGGCCGGCGATGGTAGCGAACTCAAGTTGTATCGTAAAGAGTGGGAGCGCAACGAAGAAGGATGCCTTGACAAAGTTATGGTTGACTTCTCTTCAAATCCTAATGTAAAATCTACTATCGACCAAGAGACTGGAGAGATTTTAGAAAATGCTTAACGAAGACCACATTGTTGATATTTGGACTGGACTAAAAGAATTTTTCGATAAAAAGCAAATCGAAACTGTAGCATCTAAGTATGTTGATATTCTAGCAGACAATGGTGTACAGGACCATGTATTCAAAGCCGCCATCGGCGGTGATGAAGATTTGGATGCCGCAATCGAATATTATCTCGATGACTGGGACGGAGAAGACGAAGCGGAAACGGACTACGGTTCGGAAGATTGGGACGAGGAATAAGTGGGTTGGTATAATGACGTTGCAAGGGATATAAGTAATATCCCAGATGCTGTAGCATATTTCGAGGCAGAATTACAAGCCGCAAAATATGAATGCCGTATAACGGGAAACTTAGAAAAAGCCGCGGCAAGTATGCCAGGTATCGTAGAACAGCGTTATAACCAACTACAGGAAATAGAGGCTATTCTTGAGTATTTGAATATAGAATTACGCAGACTTAAGAGTAGCCATTTCCGCAAATACTTAGAAAACTATGCTCGTGCCCTTAGCAGTAGAGATGTAGAAAAGTATGTAGAAGGTGAAGCAGATGTAGTTGATATGGAAAAGATTATCAACGAGTTTGCACTACTACGTAACAAGTGGTTAGGTATTACTAAAGCACTTGATCAAAAACAGTGGCAAATGACTAACATAGTCAAACTTCGTGTAGCAGGTATGGAAGACGCCACACTATAAAATAGATAGGTCCATAATGGTTAAATACTACTATTATGCGACCTATTCCTATTTTTATCGGTTACGACCCTAGAGAAGCAATAGCATACCACGTATGCGTTAACAGTATTATTAGACACTCAAGTGTTCCTGTTAGCATCATTCCTCTAGCATTAAACAACTTTAAAGATTATACCGAAACACACACAGACGGTAGTAATCAATTCATTTATAGTAGATTCTTAGTTCCGTACTTAATGAGTTTCACTGGCCATGCTATATTCATGGACGGCGATATGATTGTACGCGGAGATATAGCAGAGTTATGGGCTTTGCGAGAAATGAGTAAGGATGTACAAGTAGTTAAACATGATTACAAAACTCGTATGCCTGTAAAGTACTTAGGTGCAAAGAACGAAGACTATCCACGCAAGAACTGGTCAAGTGTAATGTTGTTTAACTGTAGCAACTTCCCAACAAAGAAACTTACGCCAGAATACATTCAAAAATCCACCGGCGCACACTTACATAGATTTGAATGGACCGACAATAGTCGTGTTGGCGAATTGCCTAAAGAATGGAATTGGTTACCCGACGAGTATGGTCCAAATCCTGATGCAAAACTTTTACACTATACATTAGGTACGCCTTGCTTCCACGAGTTTGCAGATACTCCACAAGGCAATGAGTGGCATCGTGAACGCATACTAACAGAATACTGTCAACAGAGAGATATAGAATGATTATACCTATAGCATTAGCAAAGGAACAAGCGCACGAACAATACCAAGGAAACGATTATATACAATCGGTTAAAAACAACGCAAGCGCAGCATTGAAATTATACTATGAAGTTGAATCTCTAAAAATAAAATACAAAAAAGCTCTATCATCTTCAACTCCAAGTAAAACAGAAAAACTTCAAACTAAAGAATTAGATGTTTACTTACGAGAAAAAGACAGTCAGTTATCGAGATTAATTAAATGGTCAGACATTCCGGCCATGACTATGATATCGTTTCCGGATGCTGACATCCGTTCGTATGTAGAATTTAAACAGTTTAGAGATACAATTGACAAGCCTATACTAGTTCGTGGCATTGCTGCCGGAAGTTTCATCGACTTTGCAAGAGAAAAAGGATTAGATTATTACTTTATTGAAACAGGGTATTTTGGAAATTACAGTTGCGAAGGCAATCCTAATGCTAGAAAATTGTGGCATCGTATTGTAAAGAACTCAATGCAACATGATAAAATTTATGATGTACCTGGAGATCGATGGGAAGCCATGTGCCAGTACGATACAAGGTTACAGTGGAAAGGCTGGAAGAAAAATGGTAGCAAAATCTTATTAGTTGCACCAAGTGAAAAACCGTGTAAGTATTACGGAATAGATGATAAAGCATGGGTACAACAGACTATTAATGAATTAAGAAAATATACTGACAGGGAAATCATTGTTAGAGAAAAAGGTAGTAGAGCAGAAAGAACCTCTCAAAATATAATCTACGATGCGTTTGACCAAGACATATATGCTGTTGTAACATATAATAGTATAGCAGCCGCCGAATCAGTTGCGTACGGTATTCCTGCATTTGCACTTGCTCCTACTGCGGCGGCACCTGTATGTTTAAATGACTTATCTAAAATCGAAACACCGTACTACCCAGACGAAGAATTTGTTTATAAGTGGCTAAGTTCTTTAGCATACGGTCAATTTCACGTACATGAATTATTAACAGGCAATGCTTGGAGAATGGTTTTAGAAAATGAGCAACGAGAAACCATTAGTTATTAAGAGCTACCTTAGTAGTTTACCAACGCACATCAACGGCGAAGAAAAAATAAATGCACTGACATATTTTGCCGAAGGCGCCAACAAGTGTGGAGACATTGCCACCACTACACGGTCGCAGATATATGAATCTTGTGACGTCGGCGCAATCATTGGAAATGCGTTTGATGCAAACCCAAGTAAAGTTCGATTATCGCACTATAAAGTTCGCAAAATGGTAATGGATACACAAACTAGTCTAGGAAAGTATTGGCTAAGTGTTGATAGCAATGTATTCATCTACAAGAACAAATTGAATCCTCATAGATACTTGCGCTATAGTTTTAACGGAGTATTTCCTGCTACCGGCATTTATTGTAATGAAAATCCAGGTAACGAGAATTGGAACAATATAAAGCGTGACTATAATATGGACTTGGCTCCGTGGCGAAAGAACGGAAATCATATTCTTATAACACTCCAACGTCCTATGGGCTGGAGTATGCGTGGCTACAACTTAATGCAATGGCTAAACGAAACATTTACTAAAATAAGAACGTATTCTGACAGGCCAATAATTATTCGCTGGCATCCCGGGGATTGGAAAAATATTAACTTGTATATGCCAATGCTTAAACAATATAAAGCAATTATTAGCCCACAAGACAGACATATTACACAAGATTTAGTAGACTGTTGGGCACTAGTATGTCATAACAGTACTCCTAGTGCCGTTGGGCCCATGGAAGGAATACCTGCGTTTATAACAGACGATCCTAGTTACAGTCAGGGTGGAGATGTTGCTAATACAGATTTCAGTTTACTAGAAAATCCAAAACTTGTCGATAGAGAATTATGGATTCGTAAACTAGCACAATGTCATTGGAGTTTTGCAGACCTAAGAAGCGGACGTTGTTGGGCGCACATGCGTCAGTGGGTTAAGTAAGTTTTTTGTAAATGTAATCGTGTTTGATACTATCGACTAATTCATATCCCCAACTAATTAGTAATTTGTTTATTTCAGGATTTTTCTTTTCTTGTTCTATAACTAATACAGGATAAGATTGTTTTATATATTTTTCTGAACCTAAAAGAACATAGTACTCGAAACCTTCTACATCTATTTTAATAAAATCAGCAGGCGGTAAATTTAAACTATCTAATGTTACTACTTGTACCGTTACATCGCCTGTTTCAGATATATGTGTTTTTCCATAGTTTTCAAAGTCACGTTGCATTCTGAGTACACCGGACTTATTGCCTAATGCACATTGATGAATACTAGTAGTTGGTGCATTGATCTTTAAATATTCACAATGATCGTCTATTGGTTCTATAGCATAATTACGTTTAAACTTTTTTTCTAAACTATGACTCCATAGTCCAAAGTTAGCACCAATATCCACACTAACATTAAATTTATCAACATAAGACAACGCTAAGTTTCTTATATTTTCTTGATAACCTGCTCCATTATTTCTAATAATAAATTTAGAAAAATGTTCTTCGTCGTCTGGTAACCAATATCCGTGACAGTTTTTCATTTGTATAAATTTTGCTCTCTTTTAAAAACTTCTAGCTCTTTGCGTTTGCCTTTAGCACTCCAGATAGAACTTTCAGGACGCATAGCCCAGTCTATATACGCCATTGGTAGCAATCCTTTGTTAAATTTTTTAACTAAGATGTCCAATACAAACTGATCCAAGAACCAATATAAGTCATCGTTCTCTATACTAGTTTTAATTTCACTAGCATACGATTTTAAAAATTCATCCGACTTTAGTGAATCATTAAACAATATTGCACCTGCTAAGTGTGTGCCGTCTTTAGGTTTTTCATACAAGTGAAAGTCTGCTGTTGGCAATTTATATGAAAATGGTTTTCTAACTAATCCGTCTACATCTATTGCTAGGCAATATTGTGATTGTTGTTTAATTTCAGCAAGTCTTATAAATCTAGTGCAAGCAAAATATGTTTGTCTAACTAATTTTAATAATTCTACAGGTCCAAGCGTTTCGCCTTTCTTCCTCATCTGACGTTGTCTGTCATTTGTAAAATCTGTTCGTTTATACCACAAATCTCTGATAGATTCGAAAACTTTATCGTCGATGTACTCGTAAGTACAAGAAACATTTGTCTTATTACAAAATTCTAGTTGGTCTGGACGTGGATTGTAGATATGTATATGCACACCGTAGCCCGGAGTATTTTTTAAAACGCTATTGATTAAAGGTTTTGCATATAAGTCAAAATACTTTTCATCTGCCGCGGCATAAATGAAGAAATTTTGTTGATCTAGTTTTCCTTGTAGTGGCGGTATAATCATGTAAATATTTACCGTATGAAAATTGCCTACTTTCCTAATCAGACCGCACTACAATCTGAACCCATATGGCGAGCGTTCCTTGATGGATGCAGACAAATAGGAATAGAGCCTGTAGAAAACTCAAAAACAGCAGACATGGCTGTAATTTGGTCAGTTTTATGGAATGGCCGCATGAGAGTTAACGAGTCTGTCTACAAACATTATCGAAGTTTAAACAAACCTGTGTTTATTATTGAAGTCGGTACATTGGACCGAGGACGCACATGGAAAATTTCGGCAAATCATATCACTACTGACGGAATTTACGGAAATAACGAAAATTTAGACCCGGACAGAAGTAAAAAAATAGGTATAGAGTTGTTACTACCAAAAATTAAAAGACAAGATTCGATTTTAATTGTTGGTCAGCATGAAAAAAGTTTACAATGGGAAAAACAACCATACCTCAGAGCATGGCTTGACCATAAAGTTCAAGAAATTCGTAAATTTACCGACAGACCCATAATTTTTCGACCACATCCTCGGTGTATCCTTGGAACAAATTCCATTCCAGGTATAACCATTGAACGTCCTAATAAAATTTTGAACACTTATGATAAATTTGACATCAATTTTAACCACCATTGCGTGATTAGTCACAATAGTGGTCCAGGAATTCAAAGTGTAATTGCAGGAACACCAGTAATTTGCGACAAATCGAGCCTTGCCTACGAAATGAGTAACAGTTTTTCACAAATAAATCACTTATCAATACCGGATAGGCAATTTTGGTTTCAAAAAATATTGCATACCGAATGGACTGTCGAAGAACTTAAAGTTGGCACACCGCAAAAACGAATTTTATCTGAACTAAACCGTTGACACGTACTATTTTTGTGCTATAATGTATAGTATGAAGCATACTATTGAAGACGCACTAGAAATATTAGGTGGCACAATTAATCGTGCTGTGAATATCCGCATTGATAGCGGAGAACTAAATTTGGTTCGTAGTCTTGCCAAGCAAGTTGCTAGGGGAACTGCTCTAACTGATCGCCAATTAGAGCTTGCCATTAAAAAAATTGAAAAATATCGAGTTGGACTGACACAAAATTTATTAAATGTTGATGAACTACTCTTAACTAAACCGTTAAGAATGCCTATTAGAGAAATTGACAGAACACAATCGATATCATTAATAACTACACCAGAAAAGAAAACTAAGATTTTGGTAAAATTTGTATTTTCCAAGAAATTTGCTTCTGTGTGGAGTGATTTACAAGAAAAACTAACAGCCAGTGTCCTTGAACAACGAGGGGAAAAGATTTTATCTTTTAATGAGCTCGACCTTCACAGGATCGTTACGGCACTTCTTCCTTTGAATTTTGAACTCAGTGAAGAAGTCTGCGAGCTACATGACAAAATTCAAGAAATTGTCGAAAATCCCGACAATTACACAATCTATGTTGACCTAATCAACGATGAGCCTGTATTAGTTAATGCGAATAGTCGTTGTCAAAAATATTTAGAAGAACAGGGTCTTGATAAAAAAGACTCAGATTTCCTGGTTTTTTTAGACCGTTTAAAATCATGTGGAATTCATAACAAAAAAGACAAAATTCTAGCAAAAATCGAGGAGATTTCGCCTAATTCTATAGTGAAAAACATACTCACTTTAACAGAGACAAGATTTCGTCTTAATCCAGAGGATCACGGTATAGATACTATCTTTAATGTAATCGATACATTAAAGCAATGGCCTGTACTAGTTATTGTTGATGACACAAAGGACGCCATTCATACAACAAAAACTATCTGTGAGCACTTAGTAACAAGAATTCCGCGTGACGAGATTGTTGTGTTCTTTAGAATGCAAAATGGTGATTCTGACCAAGAGCAATTTAACCAATATGTCAAGGATAACCACTTAAATAATTTTATAGACTCAAGAACTAAGGTTGTGTTTGTGACTAAAAATCGCATACCTAAACCACTTTTTAGTGCAGATTGGAAGCCACGTACTGCACTAGTAACATCCAACTATGAATACGGAAAGACATCGGCTTACTTAAATGATTTTTCCACTGTGTATTACTATAACAACTCAGTATCTGTTAGACACGGAAGAATAAAAGGAATGAGACAAATTGTCCAGTTGTAAATTAATCATACGAGACGAAGTTAATATTAAATTTGAAGGGCTTTCTGTAGAAGTTCGCAGAAAAATCTCAAACGCTTTAAAATTCGAACTGCCATATGCACGTCATATGCCGCAGTACAAACTTGGCCGATGGGACGGCACAACTACCTTCTTTGGGTTAGGCGGCAACGGCTACTTAAATCACTTAGACGTTATACTAGGCATTTTAGAAGAATGTGGTGTAGATGTAGAAGACATTGAAGATTTAAGACAGCCACATCAATTTAACTTTACACCAATCACTGACCAGTATTGGGCCGCCAAGGGCAAGACATGGCCCAAAGGTCATCCTATGGAAGGACAGCCTATAGTATTACGTGATTATCAATTAGATGCGATTAACGGCTTTATGGGTGCTCCACAAGGGCTACAAGAACTAGCCACTGGCGCAGGTAAAACAATTATTACAGCAACCTTGTCAGCATTATGTGAACCATACGGACGTACATTAGTAATTGTTCCTAACAAAGGTCTTGTTGTACAAACCGAAGAAGACTATCGCAACGTTGGACTAGATGTTGGTGTGTATTTTGGCGACAGAAAAGAATTAGGTAAGACACACACCATCTGTACTTGGCAAAGTTTAAACATCTTAGACAAGAAAGGTGCAGACACTGAAACACTTTCATTAGCAGAATTCTTAGACGGTGTTGTTTGTGTAATCGTCGACGAAGTACACATGGCCAAAGCAGAAGTATTAAAGAAACTGTTAAGTCAGAACATGGCTAATGCTCCCATACGTTGGGGACTAACAGGAACTGTACCCAAAGAAGACATTAACTTTCATAGCATCCTTGCAACACTTGGTCCTGTAGTTAATCGTATATCAGCACACCACTTACAAGAGAAAGGTGTGCTTGCTCAGTGTCATGTGAATATTGTACAATTACTAGATGTAAAAGAATTTAGAACGTATCAAGAAGAATTAAAATATCTTGTTACAGATAAAGATAGAGTAGATTATATTTCAAAACTATGCAACTCAATTAAAGACTCAGGCAACACACTAATACTAGTAGACAGGCTCGACGCTGGCAGGCAAATTGTAGATGCAATCCCGGGATCCGTTTTCATCAGCGGAGAAGTTAAGCTCACAGAGCGAAAGGAACATTATGATGAAGTCAGGGAATCTGATAGCAAGGTTATTGTGGCGACTTATGGTGTGGCCGCTGTGGGTCTTAATATTCCAAGGATTTTTAATCTGGTTCTTCTTGAGCCCGGAAAGAGCTTTGTCCGCGTTATACAAAGCATTGGGCGAGGGATTAGAAAAGCAGAAGATAAAGACTTCGTCCAAATTTGGGACATCACGTCGTCCTGCAAATACGCAAAGCGGCATCTTACGGAGAGGAAGAAGTTTTATAAGGAAGCGAGATACCCGTTTACCTTAGAAAAGGTACAGTGGGAAGAATAATAATGGAGAATAGATGTTAATTTTAACTTTAGATGACAAGAGTTTTGACTTATCTAAAATGCCGGATGAAGTAGAAGACGATATTAGGTTTAGTGTATTAGATAACAACGATACTAACAACCCAGACTTTTTCTTTATACCTTTAATATTTTTAGAAAGTTTTAACAGTCCAGCAATGGTACTTAACATTGGCGGACACGAAGTAACAATGCCCATTGACTGGAGCATTGCAGTAGGAGACAGTGAATGTGGTAATGAATTAGAAGTGCTACCGCTTACTAGTTTAAATGATAGAGGGTTTGAAGCATTTATCTTTAATCCGCTTAGTGGATTCAAACACGAGTATGCTCAGATCGAAATCGTAAATGTTTACAATGATGTCAAATGGTTCTTTCCTAAAATGAAAAACAATCAATTGTTGTCAGTTCCGCTATACGAAGGCTCAAAGCCACATTGTGCGTTCTTCACCAAAGACATTAGTAGACAAAGTGAAATTATTAACCACTACAAACTTTTATAATGCCATTAGACCAAGTACAACAATCTCCGCCTAGTGAAGACTGGGCGTTCAAGCATCGTAGAATTGGCCAAGAAAATAAAAGAAGTTGGATACCGAGAAAATGTTTTTTATCTAACAAAGACATTTGGTTAAAGAAGTGTGTAGTAGTTACTAGTATGATTACTGGACCAGGTGATGCATTATTTGAATCATACTGGTGCGATGCTAAAGAGTTTTTCTTAAATGAGTTTAGAGGAAAGTAAATGGGACAATTAAAACCTGGTGCAACTTACATTTATGAACGTTCTGGCGGTATTACTTACGCTAGAGAAGCAGGAGCAGATCCTTCGACGAGATTTGCAATTGGTTGGGATTATGAAGCACCAACACACGACATAGAAACATTTAGAGCAACAAAAGAAGCAAGGCTTTGGAAAAAGATTCGGGAAACTGCGAAGACCAATAAGCCTTTACAACGAATGCTTGAACGTGTTATACTAGTTTATAATATTATTAGGAAATCGAAATGAGTTTAAAGGTAGCATACTTTCAGCCAATTGTTTTAGCGATTGACCAAGTACCTCCTGTTGAGTTTAGTAAGATTTTTAGTTTATCAGAACAACTACATGCACACCCGGAACTAAATGATTCTGGCAATCCTTTTATTAGTATTCGTGGAGGACAGCAAATACAAGTCTATCCAAACGAGCTACAGTTAGATGTTAGTTGGCTAGTAAAGTGGATCGAAACGTTAGCCACGGGCTATATGGAAATTATCAGTCAACAATCGGGCACTGAAGATTTGCGTATGTGCAAGCCAGAAGTAACTAGCATTTGGACTATTAGACAAACAGCGGGGCAGTATCAAGAACTTCATAGTCACCCAGGCGGTAACTTGAGTGGTAACATTTATATCAACGTTCCTGACTTTGCCGCAGATAGTAATCCTAGTGATGGCCATATCGCATTTAAGTTGCCACAGACTAAGGATGTGACTAAATTTTTTATGAACGATACTTGGAAGTATAAACCGGTAGCAGGAACAGTTGTGGTATTTCCAAGCCATGTAGCACATACAGTTTATCCTTGGCGTGGAGAAGGACATAGAACTGTTATGGCATGGGATTGCAGGTTGGTACCTAAAGATGAGTGATAAGTTAACTATTAAAGATGAAACCGCGGCCATTGACATGGGCGCAAGAGACCTGTGGGATAATTTTACCGAAGAGCAACGTAAGCAGATTAGTTTTTATCTTTTGATTAGGTATGCCAGTTCTATAAAAACCAGCGACAGAGAAGCGCAAGAACTGGCAATCTTTAAAACAAACGAGTATTTTAATAAACACTTTTTTGATTTAAGTAAGCATCCTAAACTGTTATGGTATCTTGTTTGTATGACCGGCAACGATCAAAAGAAGATACATTTTCATGAATGGATTGGGTATAAGAAGAAAGAAGGCAACAGCAAGATTGCCAAGGTACTCGAGACATTGTATCCACATTTGAAAGACGACGAGATAGACTTAATGACTAGTATGACTACAGAAAAAGAAGTTAAACAACGTCTGAAAGACTTGGGTTGGGATGACAAAGATATTAAAAAGGCATTATGAACTTAGATGTTTTTGAAAAACACAAAGGAATTAAGATCAAGTTGTCTACAATAGAAAAACCATACGTGTGTCAATACTGCGGTAGTGCTTATGTAAAAGAGTCTACCTTGAGTGTCCACATGTGTGAGCAAAAACGTAGACACTTAGCCAAGGATGAGAAACATGTAATACTTGGCTATCAGACTTATGTTAGATTCTTTCAACTAACACAAAAGGCCAAGCATACTAAGACATACGAAGAGTTTGCTAAAAGTCCTTACTACAATGCATTTGTTAAGTTTGGAAGTTTTCTTAGCAATGTCAATCCATTGTACCCAGATAGATACATTGACTTTGTAGTCACTAGCGGAGTTAAGTTAGACCATTGGTGCAGGGAAGACCTATACTATAAATACGTCCTAGACTTAATTAAGAAAGAACCTGCCGAAGTGGCACTACAGCGTAGTATAACTACAATGATGGACTGGGCAAATGAAAATGGTAGCCAGTGGAATCATTATTTTAAGTATGCAAGTGTTAATAGAGCCGTTTATGCTATCAAGGATGGCAAGATTAGTCCTTGGCTAATTCTTAATTGCGAAACAGGCAGAGAGTTATTAAACAAGTTTAATGATGAACAGTTGGGCATTGTATTTGAAGTATTGGATCCTGAGTTTTGGAAAAAGAGATTTAGGATGTATCCAGCGGACTTGGAGTTAGTTGCAGAGGTCGTTAAAGAAAGTAAATTATGAGAAAACTATTAGATGGCAAGGAAGTTGTAGAACTAACAGAACCAAAGACACTCAAAGTAACTACACGTTGTCCAGAAAAGTGGTTGTTGATTGACTTAGAAACGGGAGAGCGTTATACTGGATATAGTACTGACGGATCTCAAGATTGGAAAAAGGTTGATACATGCCGGACATTGACATAGACTTTGCAGACAGAACTCACGCATTAGAAAAAATAAATCACATCGTTGCGGCCATTAAAGACGACGGATTTAAAAAGCACAACACAGGCATTTACTGCCAAGACATTCCATATAATCCTGTTACAGGCATTAGTACATTAGACTACAAAGAAGCAGAAGACAGAGGTTACTTTAAAATAGATTTCTTAAATGTAGGAATCTATGAAGGTGTACGAGATGAAGAACATCTCATTCAACTTATGGAGACTGAACCGCTATGGGACTTACTGACGCAAGACGATTTCACAGATTTACTATTCCACGTCAATGGGCATGGGAACTTATTGAGACAAATGAAGCCCTCTTCCATAGAAGAATTGGCAATGTGTCTCGCTTTAATCCGCCCAGCAAAGAGGAACCTAGTTGGGAAGACTTGGACAGAGATTGGGCAGGAGATTTGGAAGAAACCGGAGAACGGTGAGTACTACTTTAAGAAAGCACATGCGGTCGCTTACGCTATGGCTATAGTAGTGCAGATGAATTTGATTTGCGAATCAACGCTTACGAACTAATTGTATTACTTTTCTCTTTACACGCTTAATTGAAATATTGTGTAGGTTTATAGTAGGCCCAAATACTACAGACACATCCTTAGTATTCATAGTCATTACCGAATACTTATAAGGCTCCATTTCCGCTTTTAAGAATATGTTAATTGGGATAGTTCTATTACTTTCCCACCACCATGCTTCGCCCAGGGTTAAAAACCCTTTTCGTTCTTCTTCTGTTCTGAGAATTTCGTAGTTATACAGGCTAGTTACATACTGGTCTTGATTGATAATAATGCCTACGTATTCTACGCCACCGTAATGTACAACTGAAATAAAGGGGAAGTTTTCTCTAATGTCTTCCGTTAATTTTACCATAAATACTGTTATAAACCTTGATAAGTGAATTAAGCCAATGCAAAAAATTCAATTTTATTTAGTACCAAATAAAATCACTGTTACTACAGATAGAGTAGGATTCAACACGGAGTATAGACAAGTGTACCAACGACAATTAAAATTATACAAAGGCATAGACAATGCCTTACAAATAGACGTCAGAAACAGCGAACAGCGCAAGCAAGATGTCGTTGGTTATGATATCGTTATTAAATTCTTTGATGCAGAACAAAAGAATTTATTCAGTGTTTCAGGTTCTGCTATTACTGCTCAACCAGGACAAATGTCCGTAACAGTTAGCAAAGAAACTATAGCAGATATAGATCCACAAATGTTAAGAATGGCGGCTTATCTTAACAACGGTACAGAACAAAAGATTATATATATCGACGGACAGTTTGAATTGTTTGGTAATGTACAATTACTAGACGGGTACAATGATAAACTAGGATTTGGAGAAATTATCGATGTTGCTAAAGTCTTTAATTTTGAATGGGACAGACAGCAATTCCTAAGTGAAATAGTAAAGTTTGGTAACTATCTAAATGACGACTACAGTACTACTTTGGATAGTAGTGTAATTGGTAGCGTAGAAATTGAAGTTGTTCCTAATGCCGACGATCCATATGAAGGGTTTGTAAACGTATATGCTACCAACGACATGAGTACATCCTTTGGCACAGACTGGAAATTAATTGACTCTGTTGAAGTGCCGGCAGGTGGCTCGAGTGTTACAAAGGTTGTAGAGAATACAGGCTATCGTTATATGCGTTTTGGCTATGAGAAGAGTTCTACAGCCACTAATAATGCAACATTTGATATTGAAAAGTTAGGTAGTACATATACCATTGTAGGCATTCCTGATGGTGGTAGACAATTTGATATTGGCGATAAGATTAAAGTATTAGGCACCAGTTTAGGCGGTACAAGTCCAGCCAACGATGCTATAATCACAGTAACAGCCATTCAAGGTCCCATCTATGGCAGTTTACCAAGTTATACTCGTAGCATACTATCAGCAACCATTCTAGGCGAAGCAAGTTTATTGACTGCTGATAGAACATACACTAGTGTCGCTGGCATTGGTTTTACCGGAAAAGTTGACAAAGTAATAGTAAGAAACTAAAATACTCTATATGAGTATTGGTGATATAATCTATTCTTACATTCCGGCAAGACATAAGAACACACCTAGCGGATGGACTAAATTCAACGCGGTGTGCTGTCACCATAATGGAACTAGCGCAGACACACGTCAACGTGGCGGTATAATTAGAAACGGCGACGGTGTTAGTTACCATTGCTTCAACTGTGGATTCAAAACAAGTTATCAACCTGGTAGACACTTAACACGCAAAATGCGACAACTGTTAGGTTGGATGGGCGCACCAGACGATGTTGTTACTAAACTAAGTTTGGAAGCATTAAAGATTGAATCTGACGAAAAGGCTTTAGAAGCCGTAACACTTCCAACATTCGAAGATAAACCTTTGCCAGAAGGTGCTATGCCCATCGACGAATGGATTCAAATATCTAATAAGTTACCCGACGACTTACGGGCAAATCTTGAAGAAGTAGTCGAATATGTTGTTGGACGTAGATTCTTTTTAATACCCGGTATGTTTTACTGGAGTCCATTAAATGGATTTGCAGATAGAGTAATAATCCCATTTAAGTATCAGGGACGTATTGTAGGTAATACTGCTCGTAAGGTCACGGCAGGTAAACCCAAGTACATCAGTGAACAAACACCCGGCTATGTGTTTAACTTAGACAACCAGACACTGGATAGAGAATTCGTGATTGTCTGCGAAGGCCCATTTGATGCGCTAAGTATTGATGGTGTTGCTATCCTAGGTGCAGAGATTATGGACAAGCAAGCCCTGTTACTAAACAGACTCAATCGCAGAGTTATTGTTGTTCCAGACAAAGACGCAGATGGTGCCCGCACAGTTGAACAGGCTGTGGCAAATGGTTACGCAGTAAGTATGCCAGATTGGCCCGATGGTGTTAAAGATGTTAATGATGCAGTATTAAAGTTAGGTAGACTAATGGCATTGTATCTCATTGTTACACAAGCAGAAGACAACGAATTAAAAATTAGATTAAAGGCTAAAAAATGGTTCGCAAGTTAATACAAAGTATTCAAAATTATTTTAAGGAGAGGGCACGACGCCGTCGTGATCCGTTTATCTACAAATGATTGAGTGGGGCATTAACGCATTAAATCATGGTAGTAGTCTTGCTGTATTCAAAGACGGTAAGTTAAAGTTTTGGAACAACAGCACAGAGGATCGACTACCTAGTTCGTTTATACACACGGCACTAGGACATGGCAGTCCCGATAAGATTTATTGGTATGAACAACCTTGGGTTAAGAAAGCAAGACAAATATACGCCGGGCAATACTCTACAGCATTTGACCTTAAAAACTTACCCAGCCATTATCTTAAACAAGCAGGCCTAAGTTACAGTCCTGTAGTATATACTCCACACCACGCTAGTCACGCCGCGGCAGGTTATTACACAAGTCCGTTTAATGATTGTGCTGTTGTAGTGTTAGATGCTATTGGAGAATTTGAATCTGCAACCATTTGGCATGCCGGCCATGGCGAACTAAAGAAAGTTTGGAGTCGCAGTTATCCTAATAGCCTTGGATTATTTTATAGTGCCTTTACTAAGTTAGTAGGACTTGAGCCCATTCGTCAAGAAGCAATCTTTGAAAAGATGGCTGAACAAGGCAATCCTAAACGTTTCTATGACGAAGTTAAAGATTATATGGACACGCTAGTTCGTAACACACGTAATCTACATAGAGGTGTCCAGGACTGGCCCTATGAAATAGATAACTTGCAAACACAATGTGACATAGCCGCGGCAGTACAACAAGTGTTTCAAGACCAAGTTTATGGTGTGTTTAGTTTGGCAAAGGATCTAACTGACAGCGATTGTGTAGTTTACATGGGCGGTTGTGCATTTAATAAAACAGCCAATAAACAAATAAACGACAAATTCAAATACGTATGGAGCCTACCTAATCCTGGAGATGCTAGTAGTAGTTTAGGTGCAGTATTATATCATCAACGATACAGGGTTTGGGATTGGCAATTAGAAACTTGCAAACACATAGATATAAAAGTATAATAGTACAATGACAAGACAGAATACAGACTACGGATTCGATATACAAAAACTATATTTGGAAATGATGCTCAGTGACGCAGGAACATTTGTGCGTTGCCAAAGTATCTTTGATCCAACATTATTTGACCGTCGCTTACAAGATGCGGCAGAGTTCTTAAATGGTTATGTTACAGAGCATAACGCATTGCCCACGTATGATATGGTACGTGCGGCCACTAAGACAGAACTTAATGAGCCAGGCATACTCAAAGACGAACACTATGATTGGCTCATGGCAGAGTTTGAAACATTTACTCGCCACAAAGGACTTGAACGTGCCATTCTTAAGTCAGCAGACTTGTTGGAAGAAGGCAACTATGGTCCAGTAGAAGATATGATTAAAGCGGCTGTGCAGATTGGCTTGCAAAAAGACATGGGCACAGACTACTGGGCAGATCCTAAAGGACGCTTACTAGGACTTAAAGATAAAAACGGACAAGTTAAGACTGGTTGGGATACAGTTGATAAACGCTTATTTGGAGGTATGAACCGTGGAGAACTTAACATTTTTGCCGGTGGATCAGGTGCAGGTAAATCCCTCTTTCTTGCTAACCTTGGCGTAAACTGGGCCTTACAAGGATTGAATGTTTGCTACTTAACACTTGAACTTAGCGAAGCACTAGTGTCCATGCGTGTAGACTCAATGACCACAGGCATTAGTACTAAAGAGATTTTCAAGGATCTTGACAACGTCGAAATGAAAGTTAAGATGATTGGTAAGAAGTCGGGCGCATTCCAAGTTAAGTATATGCCGTCAGGTAAAACAACCAACGACATTCGTGCTTACTTAAAAGAGTACGAAATTAAAATGGGCCGTAAAGTCGACGTACTGTTAGTGGACTACATGGACTTGTTGTTACCTATCAGCAAGAAGATTTCAGCAGAAAACTTGTTCGTTAAAGACAAGTATGTAGCAGAAGAACTACGTAACTTGGCCATGGAAAAGCAATGTGTATTTGTTACTGCGGCACAGTTGAACCGTGGTGCTGTTGAAGAAGTTGAATTTGATCACAGTCACATTTCAGGTGGTTTAAGTAAGATTCAAACTGCTGACAACGTCTTTGGTATCTTTACTAGCCGTGCTATGCGTGAACGTGGCAAGTATCAAATTCAGTTAATGAAAACTCGTAGTTCAAGCGGCGTGGGTATGAAGATTGACTTGGACTTTGATATCGATACACTACGCATTACAGACCCCGGACTCGAAGGCGACAGCGAGTACAAGCCAAAGTCTAGTGCTATTCTAGATACTTTAAAACGCACATCATCTACTGCTCCTACAGTAGATCCAGAAACTGGTGAAGTGGATCCGCAAGCAGGTGCTCCTATGCCCAAGATCCGTGCGCAAACCGATAGTACTAAACTACGTCAATTCTTGAACAACATGAACAGCGACCCAACTGACAGCCCATTTTAAGTTAAATACTAGTCTACAAGGGACTAGTATAAAATGGCATCAGGATCAGCACCACAAAGAAATATACGCTTACAAGGAAGAACTTCTGCTTCCTTGAACAACGCTGGTAGCGCCGGCGAAATCTTCTGGGATAGTACCACAAATGCTTTGCGCTTGTATAATGGACAAATAGTCGGTGGTCGAGTAATTGCTGACAGAGTATGGGTACAATCGCAGATAGACAACATCGATACTTTTAGCGGCAACTATAACGACTTAACTAACAAGCCTGTAATTCCAAGTTTAACAGGCTATGCTACGGAATCTTATGTTACTCAAGCAATTAGCGGCATCGATTTAACCGGATACGCTACTGAAACGTATGTAAGCACAGCACTATCTGGCTATGCTACCGAAACGTATGTCTCTACAGCATTAACCGGTTACGCCACAGAATCTTATGTTACTTCGGCCCTTGGCGATGTTTCTGTAGATTTAACAGGATATGCTACGGAATCTTATGTTACAACAGCCATATCTAATCTAATAGATACTGCTCCTACTACATTAAACACATTAAATGAACTTGCGGCGGCGCTGGGCGACGATGCTAACTTTGCTAGTACAGTTACCACCGCATTAGGTAATAAAGCACCGTTAAACAGTCCAAGTTTTACGGGCACAACCGAAATTACAGGCGACGACAATCGTTTAGTCATTGACTCGACGCAGACAATATTTACTAGTTCTTATAACGATACTCCGCCTGTTAATATTAAGCCATCGGCATTAGATTATAATTATACAGCAGTAAATCTTGCTCCGATGATAGGAGATGTTAGAATCGCAACAAATGCTAGTAGTAGATTAACTTTAGACTGTAGTGTTGCTTGGGGACAATCTAACGCTAACTTTGACATTTACGGTTATGGTCAAATTAACCTAGACAGCTCTGTAAGCACTTATCGCGGTGTAATTAAAAAGTTCAAAGCCACAGATATTGAATTTGAAAATACCTGCGAAGTTATGACATCCTTAACTGGCGCTACAGGTGTAGTTGCTCATAATTATAACTCAGGAACTGTATTTTATCATTCTAGCATAAGCGGAAACTTTACAGCAAACTTTACCAACATGCCTACAACCACCAACAGAGTTATAAGCATGACATTAATACTATCGCAAGGCGCCACATCCTACATTCCAAGCGCAGTACAAATTAACGGCACAAGCCAATCTATACAGTGGTTTACAGGCACAACGCCCACAGGACTAGCCAACAAGGTTGATATTGTTACATTTAACATAATTAGAACTTCGGGTGGTGCGTGGACAGTACTTGGCAGTTTAAGTACATTTGGATAATCATATGCCTAGAATATCTGCAATTGGCAATCAAAATATTTTGGGTAAGACAAAAAGTAGATTTGTTGATTTCGTCTACGTTGGTACAGTATTCAAAGAAGTTATCAGCAATGTTACATTAACCTTACCCAACGGAGTTACAATCAACGGCTCAGATTTAGTCTTTGACAATACTAAGAACACCTACATTGGCTATGACCTTCCTGTAAATTTTGATGGTACAAACTGGAGCATGGAAATCGTGTTTGAAGCCGCACAATCTATGTGGGACACTAGTTTTATTTTTAACAGCCCAGGATTGATGGGTATTGGCCGTAGCACTCAAGAGTTTACTATGACTGCCATAACCGTTGGCACTAGCAGTGGAAATTATAGCATCCAACCATGGAGTTCTACCAACTATACAGGCAACAGTAGTGCCGCGACCAGCAGTCCAGCGGGCCAAACTTATGCTAAATGGATAATAGCACCTGGTGCAGGCTCAACACTTTACTATACCGGACCTAGCGGTACTATACAAACCACTCCGTTAAGTCTCGGTACTGCTGGTGGCGAGCTAGATAAATTCTTTATAGCAGGCTGGCCATGGGCACCTACAACAGGCAAGTACTTGGGTAAGATTCGCGCGGCCAGACTAAGCAGTCCTGCAGACACTACCGTTCCAACCAGTGTTCCTGTTTTTACTTCAGCCAGCGCCACTGCTAACGATAGAGTTTTTATTGTAGGCACAGGCACACCAGTACCTGCTATAGGCAGTTTTTGGGAAGGCGGATATTATATTGGCAACATACAAGTGGGCAGTCTTACCTATGCTGTAATCATAGCCGACCAAGCAACTAAATCTGTTGCGGCCGCACATACAGGCGGAGTGCCCACAGATGGTTCTACTAGTTTAGTAGACGGACGAACTAATACAGCACTTCAAACCAATGCGGCCAATGCTGCCGCAAACTATTGTCGTAGCATTAGTCTAAACGGTTACACAGATTGGTACTTGCCTGCTAAAGACGAAGTTGACCTAGCATGGGCAAACAAAGCATCCATACCGTCGGCACAAATCACCGACTTACAGTTAGTAACTAGTAGTCAGACTAGTACGTTTTATTGGGGACAAAATTTGAGTAGTATCCCTCGCCAACAGTATCTTGTTAACTTAAATCAAACAGGTTGGGTACGTCCAGTTAGAAGAGTTAGGATAGCCTGATCTTGAATAATATGAATTCGGATCCTACTGACAGTCCGTTTTAACTAGAGCCTGTACAAACTCCCTGAGCCTTAGCCAATCCCTGCCCTGGTGAAAATGCCCCCGCATCCAACTAGGGTAGTCATACCACGATAGTTCACTTTCAGGATGACAACCTATTAGGCCTATGCGATTCTGCTGTATGGCCATAGCATCACCATTGGCATAGGTAGCCCAAGTAGTTCTACTACCCGAACCAAATATACTACAGCCATCGTAGAAGTACATGGTTGTGGATTCGCCCTGCCAAGAAATCTGTATGTTTTTAGCATGTGGGCGACGAGTATCCGCCCCGGGCCTAGTTATATACTGCTGACAGTCCAGGTTATCTAGGATATCCAAGTACTCGGGCCCTGCCCAATAAGCACCCATGCATACACCTAGATAACTACCGCCCTGACTGATATACTGTCTTATGGGCTCCTTGTGATAACGCATAAGCCTATGGAACTGTTCTGAGTCGCCCTGTCCTCCTGGTACAACAATCAAGTCCTTGCTGTCAAAGAATCCCGATTCCACTTCCCTGGGCCCAAACACACTAATACGAAAGTCCTCACCCAATACGTTTATTATAGCATTGGCGCACTGAACAGAGCAGTATGGGTCAGCAATGAATATTGAACAGGACTTCATTACAGATATTTACCCAGGGCGAGAGTCTCGAAGCGGCGAAGCCGCAGAGCGGTAAAAAGCCAAAAATTTAGGGTCAATTATCTGCGTAGATAACGACCCTTTTTATTACCTCACACGCTTACTTGTTCATTACGTACATAGTAACTTCAAAGCCAAAGCGCATTTCAGTAGCACTAGGTTTAGTCCACATAGTAGTGTCTCCTTAGTTAGTTAATAAACATACTCGAGTTGTACAAGTATGTATCAGTATATTAACACTAAATGCCCCTAAAACACATACTGAAAACCATTAAATGAGCCTAGTGAATTGTATGCTCGTCCCAAGGCACTTCTATGGCTGTTTCTAGTATAAGTTCATACTGCTCACGGTCGTTTAAGTCTGCCATACGCTGTGTAAACAAACTAAACAATATACCCGTTATGGCATCAGGATCTACGCCTGACTCTTCTAACTTAGTAGACAATGCTTCAAACGTTACTAACAACAGTTCTTCAACTTGGTCTTCTGTTAACTTACTATAGTCCTCGTTGGGAACTAACTCTTCTACCTTTGGCTGCTTCTGACTACGTTTTGCCATTGACGCTCCTTAAAATGGGTCTTGCCGAGTTTTAAAAATTTCTGCGTAAAAAATTTTGAGTGGGTACTTATAGTGGTGCCCAGGTTGTTTTTGGCTGTGTGTACTGTACTTATCACTATACATAACGGTCGACAAATAAACCTTTAGTATAACGGTTTCTACGATAGTACTGATGGCCGTAAGTAATATATCTGTGCATAGCTCGCTCCTATACACTTATATAGTGATTTAACTGTCTTCGGGCTGGAGCCAAAATGGGTCCACAGGGGTTACAAAATCTGCGCCGCGAAAAATTAAAAGATAGGGTATTTTTCCCTCGACCTGGTGATTTTGTACCTATATGGTTGAAAAAAACAGGTGTTAGCAAGTGTTGTTTTTTTACAACAAATTTATTTGTATAGCCTCTCGGTCTTTTTTTTTCGAAAAAATATTTCTATACCTCTCGAGATTTTTTTCTAAAAAAAATCCTCTGACTACCGGGAGCGAATCGGATTTATGTCAGAGGATCAAAAC